CCTGTAGCTGCTCCTGAGCCCACACCTGTAGCTGCTCCTGAGCCCACACCTGTAGTTGCGCCACCCCCTGCTCCGGCACCGACAATTGTAGTTGATACAGAGCCGAGTGTGCGCTTTACAAATATCGACACGGTCTTCAATACAGCTGGTGATTCAGAGGAGGTGCGCATGGAAGAAGTTGATGTGAATGATGATATGCTACAGTTTGTAGGCACAACTACATCTGGGTTAGATGGAGCGCTTGATTACGAGGAGCTTTAAAGAGCGGGAAAGATGACCATGTTTTTTTCCTTTAGAGCCTCAGAACAATGTCCTCTACACTCGCCGCTGGAATTGCACTAGGAGGTGTAACAATTGCGGGTCTTGGCGCTGCGAGCGTTTATGCTATAGAAAAGAAGCAGCCGACTGTAAAATCAATAATGCGTGATTTTATTATTGGCTGTGTTCTTGTACTTATGCTTCTACAGCTTCTTCCCGACTCTGTACACACAATGATGGGATTCTTACCTTCCGTCTCAAGCATGGTAGGAGGTGCTGTAGCAATGGCATCCTCGACAAGTCCATTGAATGAGATGGAAATTCAAGTCGGCGTTCCAGGGTTTTAGTTGCGACGTGTCGAGCGCTTGCGACGAGTTGAGCGTCCACGGCGCCCACCACCAGGCGCCCTCGGTGCAAGTGATACACCTTCGCGTTGATTCGCTACATTCTGATTGTGTAATGACAGTACTCTACCTGCCATCTTTTCGCGTACTCTTCTATTAAATGCTCTACTAAGAACGGGCGCCATCCGCTGGTTATTTGGCATGAATGTAGGGCGAAATTCTTTTTCAAAATTCATAGCATTTATAGCAGCCTTCTTCGCCTTCTTAAATGCTGCAACTTCAGGCTCATTCGGCCCTATACCTACACCTTCTACAACAGAATTATTGTATGGCTCATTAATAAATTTTTGATTCAGCTCATTTTGAGTTAAATCAGGAAATCTAGCCCGTAAAAGTCGTTGTGCTCTGGCAGGGTCAAGAACCTTCATCTGTAGCTCCTCTTTTATTGAGAGTCCTCCAGTACCAGGTGTATATTCTTGACCAATTAGTCTTGGCTTACGCAGCTGCTCTGATTTATTTTTATAGTTAAAGTCTGTATAAAACTTGTAATCGAATATTTCCACCTGGATAAGTGGTAATGCATACACAGCGGGTTCGCCATCCAGTCCAAGAAACGGCTCAAAAGTGCCATTTAGCTCATTCCATGTTTTTACATCACGAAATAGAAGTCTAACATTCGGTCTGGGGGGGTTACCAGCCATTAATGCTGTTGTATCCCGCCCTTGAAAAGTACCAACTTTTTGGGTAAAAACATTATCAATTGTGGCTTCAATAGTATATTCAGATCCAGGAGTAAGGCTATTAACATCTATTTCAGTATTGGGGTGAGGCGATGCTTCATGAATAACCGGAGGAGCTACAGCCGGCAGTGCAAGTATCGCAGCACGTGCTCGTGCTAACGCAGCATTAACTGCTCTTCTGGTGCGTCGTCTACTCGCCTCAGCTGCCGCATTTGCAGCAAATGGATGGGGTAGTGTAGTAGCTAACATTTACTTTATACTTAGGAATAAAGCGGATACGCCTTATCTACAGTCTCTAAACTCTTAAACTGGGAAAACGGTAGCTTATGAATTTGCATGGCCGGCTCAGCATTATGTATTTTTGCCGCAATATGCTTGTATAAATCAAAATCAGGAAACCGCTCTCCACCATCTGGGTCCATCAATATATTTCTATCATCGTCATCCACCATCCAAGACCATAAGGAATTATAAAGTGGAGAGACTGATTCGCGAACAATCAGTCCCTCCTCTTCGCTTAAGATAGTACGACTCTCAGCATCCGCAGGCTTAGAAGGAAATAGTGACTCAAATAAACTTACAGCTAGGCGAGCTAAATCGAAAGAGGGATTCGGCGAGACCACTTCCTTCGGATTAGGCGTAAGCGGCTTGAAGGAATACTGCCCATCCGCATCATTGCCAGGACGGAAATCATCACTTATTATCATTTTCTGATTTATTGTAAAAATGCTTCGTCCGAAATCAATCAGACGAAAAAGTTTTCCATATGTGGGGACTTTCCAGACAGTACCAACAGAATCTTTATAATACAGGAAGGCTTCACTCGTTTCAGTCCATACAATGTTATTTGTATGAAGGTCGTTATGTGTCATACCAAATACCTTCTGCATAACACACAACGCCGCAATCACTTGAAAAACCCAGGCAGACCACATCATCTCCCATTCAGCTGAGCCAGGTTTACATGTATGTTTGCTAGGGTCCAAAAGAGAATCCATTGTACCTGTATTTAATTCAGTGAAGATTAACATGACTGGAAAGTTCGGTATATCGGAATATACTACATATTGCTCATCCTCCTCTTCATCTTCATCTTCGTCCTCTGAAGACGCAAAACTCTTACTGTTAAGAGATGCTGAGCATAAACTTTCTTCTTCATATGAAGCATCGATATCCTCTTCTTCACTTAGCTCATCACCCTCTTTGTCATTATCAGAATACTCGGGTTTTGTGAGAATATCATGTAATATATCTTCTGGAACAGGTACGCTAGGATTTTCGCTATTTATGACTGAAAGCTTATAGAGTCCACGATCCGTTCCTGCCCAGAACCAGCGCGTATTGCGGAAACTAGAGTATTCATCATTAATATTGTAACGATATGTATCAGCTCGGGCACAGAAAGAACCATAGAAATTATTAAAATGGGGTGATACACCTGAAAGTCTGAGACGGCTTAGCGCATATGTTGCCAAAGCTTCTACATATGCTTGGTTCCAGGGGTCTTGTATTTTATGCCATGCCGCCGTCCATGTTTTTGAGTGCCATGGTAGTCCTGCCTCAATCGGTAAGCTGTAGTGCCCTTGCATCCAGCGAATGGGGTCAAGAAGATGCGTTACTTTCAAGTATGCTTTGATATCGCCCTTATCTTTCAGCGAAAGTTTACACACACCCTGGCCACCCGAACAATCGACAGCTGCGATACGCCATGGCATGTCAAGACAGATTTTTGACGATTGGAATTTATTGATGCGAAACACCTTGGTAAGGGTTGGAAAAAAGGTCTGAAGATTACGATATCCTTTCACATGATGTAACTCCTCAGACATATCCTCTAAGAGAAATCGAGGTGTTGGGAGTGACATCCCCCGGAGTTTATTACCATCTGTAGTTTCCATCTTTTCCTCATCAAGAATACATGGTTCGTGTAAAAGCGCATATTTTTTCACCCATCATAAGAAGTATTTATGGCGTCGCAATCTGCAATGGATGTTAGTTTGAGAAAATTCGATATGTCTAGAATTCCTAAAGATGCCGTATGTGTTTTTATTGGAAAGCGTCGTACGGGAAAATCAACACTTGTGAAAGACCTTCTCTTTCACCACCAAGATATGCCTCTTGGAATTGTAATGAGCGGCACGGAAGAATCCAACTCGTTCTATTCAAAGATGGTTCCACTTGTTTACAATGAGTTTAACCCTATGGTCTTAAATAATTTCGTTAAACGGCAGAAAATGATGATGAACAAAATTCAAGCGGATCAGACAGCGGGCCAAACCCGTTCTCGTTATGACCCGCGTGTTATGTTAATTCTGGATGACTGTATGTACGATGACAACTGGACACGTGATAGTAATATTCGCTATATTTTCATGAACGGTCGCCACTTCAAGGTATTCTTTTTAATTACAATGCAGTACCCTCTTGGTATTCAGCCAGCGCTGCGAACCAATGTAGATTATGTGTTTATCCTTCGTGAGCCTTACCTAAACAATCGTAAGCGCATTTATGAGAATTATGCGTCGGCTTTTCCGTCATTTGAGTTTTTCTGCCAGATTATGGACCAGTGTACACAGAACTATGAGTGCTTAGTTATTGATAATACAAGCCAAAGTAATAAGCTAGAGGATATTGTCTTTTGGTATAAGGCGGAGATGCATGGAGATTTTCGCATTGGGGCCCCAGAGGCCTGGGCACATTCAACTGCGCAAAAGAAGGAGGAGGACGCAAATAGTTATGATGCGAGAGCTGCTGCGAGACTGAAGGGTCCGGCTGTTTCAGTTCGTAAGATATAACGTCGTGACTTTATTTTAACGAAGCTATTGGCTTCGTTAAATTAAAGTTCCAACGGTAATAGAGATAAGATGAAACAAGTTGCAGCTGGTTTACTTATAATAGCTATACTTGCATTCGTGCTTCTTCTAGCAGACAGATATCTTCGTGTTTCACAGTATATTGAGCCATTTGATGGGTCAATGGGTGCGCAATGCGGGGTTGATATGGCGCCTTGTGATTTTCCTTTACAGTGTGTGAATGGATATTGTAAGCCGACCAATCCGCCGAGTATGCCTAAGTCTAGTGGTCTCCCGGTTCTGCCTTGAATTACCGTTGGAACTTTAATTTAAGGAAGCTCTTCAAGCTTCCTTAAATTAAAGATTCATCGGCTAATTAGTCGTGGGACATTTATTTTAACGAAGCAATAGCTTCGTTAAAATAAAGTCACGACGTTAGCGTTAAAATAAGATATACTTTCTAGGCCTAAGAGATAGTATGGACTTTCTCAAACCGTATCTTCAGTGGAAGGTGGCACTCGGTCTTCTTTTGCTTGTTGCGGTGGTATATTTCATCTTCAGATGGTTTACAGGTCGAAAGGATGGGTTTCTTGATTTAGGCGAGCCTTGTAATCCCCAGATTGAGAATGCGTGTGGTGAGAATGCGAAGTGTCAAGCTGATGAAACAGGAGAGAAGGGTGTTTGTTTTCCTAAAGAGGAAGATGAAGAGACAGGGGAGGTAGAGGCAGAGGCTGAAAATGTATCTTCAGAATAGAATGGTTAAGAGTAATGTTTTAGTTGGTGCGTTTGTATCGTTCCTGGTTATTTTATTACTAATTTCGCTTGTTAAGTCTGTTTTTCCGGGTGTTCTCATTGATGGATTCAGTGACTTATCATGCTATGGTGTAGCCTGCGCTGAGGGTCAGTTCTGCCAGGACAAGGTATGCCGCAATATTAATCCTGCCTACACAAACAACTACTACAACGAGGGCGTCTAGACTCTAGAGCTTTTAAAAAGTAAAATTTTGATGATTATAAATCACGATGATTTTACACTACCGAGATATGACGGATTAATAGTCGTTGGACATCTATTTTAACGATGTTACTCTGTGGTCTTCTCCAGCTTGCGCTGGATAGCAAGATCGGCCGGCCCACTGAACATACTATTGAAGTTGCTAGGCGCATCGGCAGCAGCGTTCGTTCCGCCCTCTACAGGTTCAGACTCGCGTGTAATGGATGTAGGAGGGCCAGTGCGACCACGTGTACGGTTCTCACGCATGAACATCTCACGCGCCTCCTCGTTATCCTTGTACTTCTTCATCAAGTTGTTGAGCTGGTCCTCCGCATACTCCTGCTCAGTTATCTCCGACGGCTCCGGGTCCCACGGCAGCCACTTACCCACCTCTCCAAGGAAGATGTTGTGAATCTGGTCACTCCGCTGTAACTTCTTTGACCTCGCCTCAGCCTCTGCCTTATTCGCATAGACACCACGAACCTTCAGGCCTCTTACGCTTGTATGAAAGTTATTCTGCTCAGAGAACTGTTCTTCCAGCTTCGTCTTGTTCTTGTAGAGATAGTCCTCATAGGCCTCCTTCAGCTTAGAGTCACGCATATCCTTCTCATTCTCCTTGATGAATGTCTGGAGACTATCCATTACGGTATCAATCCGAATACGGCTTGTCCGACAAAGGTCGGCGCATCCGCTCAGGTCCTTCTTATCAAACTCTACAGCCTGCGTATCAAGCTGCTTATTGATACCCTGGATTGTCTTCGCCAGGTATCCCTCTAGATTACGGACACGGAGCTGAAACTCATACTTATTCAGGAAACTCTGAAAGAAGAAAAGGTCCTTCTTGGCTAAAACCTTCTCCGGGCTCAGGAAACTGAGAAGTACAACCTTCTGTCCAGAAATCTCGGGGTCCTCATTCAAAAAATCCTCATGCTCGTTTGACATTCTAACTATGTTTTAGTAACTTGTCTTTAGATTAGAACGCGCGGATAAAAAATCTTTTTCAAGAATATAGAGTCGAATGGATTTCACTACGGAAATTGTTAACCGTGCTATCAAGTATTTAATCGAGGGTCTGTTCGTTGCCATCGCTGCAATCTTCATCCCCAAGAAGTCCCTGCCGGTCGAGGAGATTCTGACGCTTGCCGTAGTCGCGGCGGCTGTGTTTGCGATTCTGGATGTTGTCAGCCCGAGCATCGGTGTTACGGCCCGCCAGGGTGCGGGCTTCGGTATCGGCGCGAATCTAGTTGGGTTTCCCATGCGGGCTTAGGCGCAACGGGCAAACCCCATGCGGGCTTAGGCGCAACGGGCAAACCCCATGCGGGCTTAGGCGCAACGGACTTACAAACAAACATTAGGATTTTAGAACTGTAGTTTATTTATTTGGCTTACTAAAAAATCTGTAATTTGTGATTTCTATAGAAATATATCATTATATCTATAGAAATGAAGATATCAGTTATTATAATCGGGCTAATACTTCTTTTGCTTTCATCAATTGTGTATATAGCTCAAACTCAGCTGGAGGGTTTTGATACAACTAAGTGTTCAGATATAAACAATGATAAGACATGTCTAAATTCAGGAGACTGCAGCTGGGTAAACAACAAGTGTCTTTCATGCGCTGATATAATTGACTGCGGAGTTTGCTCTACTACCAGCAAATGTGGATGGTGCTCAGATGTAAACAAATGTGTTACGGCAGATCGTATGGGCTTACCTGTTGGAAGGGTTTGTTCTGAACTAAATTATGTAGTTGTTGCTGATCAATGTCCCGGCGTTAAGAAGGTTCAGCCTAAGCTTGATATGAGTAAAATTCCCGATGCGAATCAACTTCAAACAGACAGAGTCTACGGAGATATGGATACGTCTCTTCCTATTCTAACTTATTCTAATACAGTTTGTCCCGACTCTGAAGCAATTGTAGAACATATAAAAGATAAGATTATCACTCTTGTAAAAACTGAACTTGTAAAGAATGGCGTAACACCGGTTGAAGGGTTCACAGATTTAAGTGGGCATGTCTTTACTGGACAGGAAAATACACTCGGAAATGATGTTATCGCGTCTATTTCAGACAGTATTCGTTCACTTATACAAAAATCAGTAGCTTCTAAAAATGCGGTTTAACGTCATGATTTTATTCTAACGAAGCTCAAAAAGCTTCATTAAATTAGAGATACTATGGTAGATGAAGGGTGTAAACACAAACTGGGTAGCCAGTATTTTAGTAGTTGCTCTTGTAGTTTATTACTTATATAAACAGTACTATCAAATTGATGGATTTGATGATTGTGGATGTGATTCTTGCTCTACAGGCCAAGTAGTAAATGATGCAAGTCTTAAATCAGCTATTATTGACCAGATAAAAGCAAATAAGGACATGCTAAAAGGTGATAAGGGCGACCAAGGTGAGCAAGGTCTACCTGGAATGAATGGCACAGATGGAAAGGATGGTGTTAATGGAAAAGATGGTGCGAAGGGTGCCACAGGTGCCATTGGTGCCACGGGTGCTGCTGGTGCTAAGGGTGACAAGGGTGATAAGGGCGATAAGGGTGATAAGGGTGATAAGGGTGATACAGGTACCGCAGGTACTCCTGGCACCCCTGGCACTCCTGGTACTCCTGGTGTATCACCTGCTATCCCTGAAAATATAGTTGCAAAGTCTATAAAACTCGGCAGTAGGTGGATCATTGGGCCCGAGCAGGCCAATGACCAATATCTCGTTTTCCGTGATACAACGACAGCTGGCGATAATCGTTATGCTATGACAGCTGCCCAAGGCAGTGGTAAAAATCTATAATCGGTAAATTTGAATGACCCGACCTTCTTTCAGCCCTTAGTATAGAAATGTCCCGTTTCCTTCGTATTAACAAGACTGTGATTCATGTTCCCAGTCTTGCTAATGTGAGTATGACAACTGATTGTCTTGGTTATTCGTCCCTCTGTTTATATTACCATACACAGACAACTCAGACTCTCAAATGTGGAAACCATGAAGAGTGTGAGAAGCAGATGATGCGGATTAAGACGGCCATGAAGGCTATTGAGACTGCGCTTGAAGGAATCCCTCTTGTAGAGCCTGTAGTTGAGCCCACTCCGATCAAGTCTGCGACACTCGAATCTACTGGTGTGAGGGGTGCGACTGCAACAATCTAAATTGAGCGAATATACTGCCATCTCAAATCCTGACATATTAACTTCCAAATCTTATCTTGAATATAGAGCTTATCACGATTTTTTAATAGAGGGAAACAGGGTAAATACTCATCCAGCTCTAGCAGTTCGCAAAACTTATACAAAACATAAGAATATGAGAGGAAGTTGCTGCGACCTTTAGGGCAATGACTCTGGAAAGACGGTTGAATTTCCTTGAACATAAACCGCAGTTTCTCTTCAATCTCACGAGACATAACAGGCGCATTCTCACCATTCAGGCGATTTAGAATATGAGGTACATGCTCATAGTATTTATTATAATGTAGCTTTCTCAGAATCTCCTTTATTTTACTAGGCTTCAGAGATGAATAATCAGAAATGCGCTCTTTCTTAAGCTCATCCACAATTTCATCATACACATAGGTGGGAATTTCAGTACTCTCTTTTGCCTGGAATTGTGCGAGCCACTCGTTAAAATGGTTAATACGCTTATATGCATAGTAACTGACTTCGCGAGGCGGGTCTTTATAACTCGGCTTGTCTGAATCAATGAGAACAAATTCTTGAAATCCGCATTTGGGGCATGTAAACAGTACCTCATTCTGGCTAAATATCATTTCTATCTGACAATCTTCACATTCTCCATATGGATCGTTAAGAACTTCTGTAGTTGAACGAGCATGCTCTGGGTCAACCTTCTGTAAATAGGTCTCTAGAATTTTATCACGCCGCAGCCGCTCACCGACAGGCGCACCAGCGCCACCACCTCCAATGGGAAGGTCAGCAGCACTCTGAAGAGAGCTGAGAATATCTCCAGGTTTTGACCTATACATAGAATTCTTAGAAACTCCCTCTGCGCCATTATTAATACGCTCTTGTACATCATAGTATTGATATAGAAGCTCGCCAGCATTTAAGAAATAGTCATGGACTTCATTACCACCTTTTCTCTTTTCAACCTCCTTCTGAAGTGACTTTATCTGCTGCTCAAGCATTTCATATTGAATATCATCAGCATCTCGTAACCGCTCTTCGAGTGTAACAATTTCAGCTTCCAGCTCACCTACCTGCTTCTCACGCTCTATCATAGCATTTAGCTGAACCTGGTGAACAGTATCAAGAGTTGTTCGCGCCTCTGGATTGCTCCTTTTTGTGGGGCGTATCTTGAAAAACGCATCCTCTGTTGACATGATACTATAGTTTCAAAGGAATTTCTTTTAGACCGTTATTTAAATTAAACGCACTTCTACTCAAGCCCCCTCCAAAAAAGTTTACTTACGGCGGAGTGAAGGTATATCAAAAAAAACTGAACATTTTTTTCAGTTCCCGGTAAACATTTATGAAATCTACTCATACCTTTGAGGGGAACGATGAACATCTGAAAAAGTTTCCTTTTTTCTCCTTTCCGGTACATTTCTAAAATTTTTTCTTTCTAGCAGGTATATACTAAATGACAGGTGGTGGTCTCATGCAGCTCGTCGCTTATGGTGCCCAGGACGTTTACCTC